TGATCCAAACACTAAATAATCTTTAGGAGAACGGTTAGCAATTAACACGTCTAAAGCGTTATCAATGTTTGTTTGTTGTACTGTACCTAAAGTACCATTAACTAATGTAGAACCAAACATTTCAATGTATTTGTTCAAACCACGAGTTGTTTGTACCGGTCCACCACCATTTGAACCTTCTGTATTAGCATCAGTTAAGATAGGGTTAGTATCGCTGAATGTTGTAACAGACATATCACCAGCAATAAATGCTGCGTTGATTTGACCTTTCAAACGGATTGCTTTCTCTAAGTGATCTTTAACGATGAATTTGTTTTGTCCGTTAAATTCTACTTCAATTGTTGCTGCGTTTTGAACGTCAGTGATTTTAGAGATTTCTCTAAAGATTTGATACTTGTTAGTATACTTAGTTAAACCGAAACGTAAGTTACTTTGAGAAACTGAGTTCTCACCTACTGCTACTGAGAACAAACTTAATTTGTCGCCAGCAATTAAAGTAGCGTTAGCGCCAGATACAGTCTTAACATAAACTGTGTCAACGCCTGAAGTTGTTACTACGTTAGTTACGATTGCAGAGATAGCGCCAGTTGGGATCAACACTAAATCATCCTTACGAGCTTGACCTGAAGTCGCTGCCGTACAAGTGAAGTTTAATGAAGTTGTACCAGAACCGTTTACTGTACCGCCAGTTGTATCTAACAACTTAAATAAACTTTCGTTTACAAAAGTGTAGTACAAAGGTTGACCAGTTGCGATTGGCTTTTTTCTATCGCCTAACCATAAGATGTCTGTAAGAGCATCTTCGTTTTGAATGTCAGTCACTAATTTATTGATCTCTCTTGTATCTAATACAGGATCAATAGAGCTGACGTAGGATTTACTAATTGCACCTATGCTTGCCATTGTTTTAATTTTTTATTGTGGTAAAATATTTTTACCTGCCTAATACACCCACCTTAGCCCTGTTTTTAATAGCTTCGGCGAATGATTCATTAGGTTGGGCAGGCGTGCTACCGACAGGTCTGCGAGCATTTTGCCCCTCCTCTACGATAGTTTTCAATCCTAATGATTTGCCATAGTTCACCAAGTCTTTTTCATAGTTAGGATTCAAAGCTACTAATGCAATTTTTTGCAATTTCGCGACATCTGGAATCAATTTGCTTGGATCTGCCTCTTGCGGATTAACAGCTATTGCCCTTTGCCATTTTTCTGAATCTAAAGCTACTGCCATCAAAGTTTCAGGTTTATCAACAGTGAAGTTAAATTTACCATTATCGCCTAAATCAATAGCAACTCTCTTGCTTTCCATTAGGTTTTTAGTGGCTTCATGTTCCTTGAAAAATTGAAGTGCTTGTTGAACTTGCTGCGCTTGTTGAGCTTGCATTTCTTGCTGTTCTGCCATCCTATTCTGAGTATCAATCGCCTCTTGCGATCTAGCCACATCTGGAATCTGAAAAGCCTTCTGTTCTACAATTCTTTTTTGTCTTATTAATTCAGCATCAGCTTCTAATTGGATTAAACCAACCTCTTTATCTTCTTCAGATGCATATTCTGATAATTTATACTTTGCTTGGTATAATTTCTCAATCTTATCATCTGCTAAATGAGGGTATTGCAACTTTAATTCATCAAGAACTAAATCTTGGTGATTCACTGTTTCCCAATCAAATGCCTTTGCTTCTAAATATTTGTAAGCATCTCCTCCATTCTTTCTAAATTCTGCAAATTCAGCTACAAAATCATCATAACCCAATTCCTTTAGAATATCTTTTGGATTTGCCTTTTTTAATTCTTCTTTCCAATCTATAATGTTTGCTGCGGCTTCGCCTTCTTCACCTTCATTACTTTCACCATCAAATGATGGCATAGAAAAAGATGCTTGATTTTCTTCTAGTGGAGCTTGCTCGCCTTGAACCTGATCATTACCTTGTTCTACTTGTGCTTCAACCGGCTCTGCCTCTACGGGTGCAGGTGCAAAGGATTGTGCTTCGTATTCTTCCGGTGTTGGGATGCCAGAACTAACCTTATAGGTTGGTCTAGCTGGTTCTTGTTGTTGTTCTTGTTGTCCGTTTTGTTCTTCTGTCATATAGTTGATTTTCGTTTACGAAATTATGTAAAATTAATTAAAAAAATAAATTTAATTAATTAATGTGCTGATCAAATTCTAAAAGCTCTTTAGTGTATTCAGCAACTTTATACTTAGCTAATAAATCTCCGTAATGACCTACTGCTTTTACTTGAATCGTAACAAATTGCTGTAAGAAAATACCAACCGCGCAATCTTCTTCTTCAGCTTGCTTATAAAGCTCTTTGTACATATTTAATACATCTAGTTCTGTTTCGTAGCCAATTTCTAATGCATCGCCAATTGATTCAACCTTATCCTTCATTGCTTCAATTTCAGGCAAGCTGGCGCAATCGCCCATATCATTCATAAAGTCAACGATAATTTGGTAATGCGTCAATTCTTCCGCACTTTCTTCTAAAAAATATTTCTGACTGCCAAAGTAACCTAATCTTTGCAATTGGTTAGCTAAATGCTTCCAAAGGTTAGATTGATATAATTCCATTTGAAGTGCCTCTTGCAAACCTTTTCTCAAATTTGCTGACAATAAAGACTTTACCATTTTATTTTTCTGTTTTTGGTGTTTGTAATTGTTTCTTTTCGCTTACTACTATTCTAGCGTCTGCTTGTATTCTTTGAGCAATAACTTTTGCTTCTTTTTGAATTTCGGCTTCTTGAATATCTTTATCCTTCTTGCCCATTTGGATAATATAATCCCATTGCTTTTCTGCATTGATACGAGCAACATCGACTTCTAATTGAGTTTGCAATGTAACACGCTTCTCTTGCTCTGCGACCTGAACTGCCATAGCATTACCTTGAGATGCTTCTTGAATTTTTTGTAATTCAAATTCTTGTAATTTCTCTCTGCGCTTTTTAATTCTATAAGCTAGAATCATAGATGCCATTTTTAAATTTTTGGTACTCATTACCAATATCTTATCTTCTGGCTCTATCAATCCTTGACTATCTCTTATGTTTAATTCTTGAATTAACTGTTGTCTTTCAAAATCAGATGGCACATCTTCAATAAAGATACCGAACTCATGAATTGAAATATCAGGATTAATTTGGAAAAATTTAACAGTTTCTTCACCTAATGATCTAGCGTAACCTTCTACCTTTCCTAATTTAACTGCAATTTGAACTTTGCTAACAATAGCGTCTGCTAAATCTTGGATTAATTGCTTATCTGCAAAACTTAATAGATACAAAGCATTGTTTGTACTTTCCATTGCTGCGTTTGCAACCGGAACTAATGTTTTAGCGTTTGGAGTAGATCCATCTGTTAATTCATTTAATCCAGATACTTGGCGCATCATATCCAAAGTGTTTTGTAACTCTTGATATAGTTGACCAAACACCGCCAATTGACCTGATGCTTCAATAGATACAGGCTTGTAATTAGGGTTTTGACTTAGCAAGTCTGTTGATCTGTAAGGAACAACAAAGTTTGAGAAAATAAAATCCATAACTTTTGTTGGGTTCATTTTTTCTCCACCACCACCAAAGTCAACCCCTTCAAGCGCATTTAAGTCTATGTTAATCAAATAAGGGATTAACTTATTTGACATATTTTGTAATTTGAACCAAGTAAGACTAGCTTTATCTTCAAGTGGAATCAATCTTTCAGTAATTCCAGCAAAGCGCATTTTATAAAAATTCCAAGAATAAAGCTGAATATTCAATTTAGTATCCCACCAAGATGATGGCTTTCTAATTTGATTCTCTGACATACCCCAATCATACATATAGTCTGTTTGGATAAGCCACTTGCACTTATAAACTACTTTACGAGTAACCGGCATAAAGATAGGTTCTGCTTGACCTTTCATGCTAAAATCGATCATGTTAGGTATAGTACCCATTTTATCAATTACGCCTTCTTTAGTTACAGATAGTTTAGTTGCGTCTTGATATTTTGTCTTTCCAAATCTTACATTACCTCTATTGTCTACTTCTTCTTTGTAAGTATAATCATTCCAAGATAAAAATTCAAAATCTAAAACAAGTACTTTAAATCTATTCCAATATTTAGAATAATCAGTGCCATACATAAAGTTCGATGGATTACCAAAACGACCTGCTACGCTTTGTACGATTTGATTCATTTGCTCTACCGTAAACCATGGCGCAAGATCTCCTACATATACTTCTCTAACTTCTCCCCAATGTACTAAATCTGAAAAATCATTTTTAGCACAATAAGATAACACCATGTTTTCAGGGTTAATCTCTCTTAATTTTACTTGACCATTTTCATCAATATATTCTGTATAACCGCCCATTCCAAAATCAAAAAGATTTTCTATTGTGCGTTTTCTTTTTTCATCAAATTTATTTTGATACATAGCTAAAGATGCTGCCATCTCTGCTTCCATAGACATCACGTGCTTATATCCAAATTGCTCCTCCATCTTCAATTGCTCTAGATCTTGTGCTTCACCCGGCTGAGGCGCTAACACTGGGCTATTAAGTAATTCTTGATTGCCTGCTTTTTGCGCTGCTTCTCTCATTAAAATCTTTACCTTCATTTCGGTAAAGTAATTATCTTCTTCGCTTTTAGCAATTGGATCTACTGCAAATGCATTTATCGCATATCTTCTTTGAACTAATTTTGATATTGCTATCTCTCTAAACTTTGTTAAAAAAGATGGCGGAGTCCAATCAATGTTCAACCAAGTTTTATCTTGTTGCTCATCTACGTTTAAAAGTTTTTTATATTTAGTTGTACTTTGTCTACCTAATGCATATTCTCTAATTTCGTTCATTTTGGATTGACCAAAATTTAACATATTGTTAGGAACATACCCTCTTGAATCACCCCACGCAGCTTTGCAGTATTGTAATATCCAATCATAAGATTTCTCTCTTGGATCTATTTGTTGATTTGGATACGTATTTGTCGCCTGTTGCATTATATAAATCTTATTGATGTATTATTTAATGTCCTTCCTTTCAATCTATTTTTTAATTGGCTATATGTCATATTTTTAGCATCTGCTGCATCTTTCATGCAATAATAAAAAATGCCAGTTTCCATATCTATAACACACTTTTTTCTAGAACTTTCTGATCTATATTTTTTATTCCAATAACCTTCACCCTTTTTTTGCAAAACGAGCAAATTGTTGTCAATTGCATGACGATTGTTTTCTTTCCTCGTATTCCACTCTAAATTGATTACCGTATTATTTATTTTATTACCATCAATATGGTTAACCTCTAATTTATTCTGCGGATTTTCTATAAAATGTTTAGCAACTATTCTATGCAATTTAAATGTTTTTGGGATACCTTGACTGTATAATGTTACATGATAATATCCTTTTTTAGTCAAATTGGGTTTTAAGATTTTATTAATACTTCTTACATTACCTAAGTTACTAACTTGATAAGATTCTTCATAACCAACAATATCTTTCCAAACTTCTTGCATATTTTAACCAAAATTAATTAAAAGTAAATAAAAAAAACAAATTAAATTATATTAATTAATTTAATATAATTTTCTGCCTTCCAATAAACTATCATAATTCATTTCCATTTTTGTGTTATATGAAAATCCGTTGTATTGAATAGCGATAAAAGGATCGGAAACCACATACTTGCCCAAGCCCCCTAGCGCACGGTCTATATGCTCATCTAAAGGCGTATTTAGGTATGTATCGTAAAACTTGCTGTTGACTATGTAGCAATGGAATCCGGTAAAATTATCTACTGTTTGATCTTCACGAATCTCCCCAATGTATATACCACTTAAATATATATCAAAATCTAATGGCTTATTTCTTAAAAAGTACGAAAAACTATCCGGATTGGTAAAGTGAACGTCATCCTCCATTATGCATATTTCAGGCAAACCTGTGTCTTTGGCATACTGAACGCACTGCTTATGGGCTAAATTAATTGCCCTTTTAACTGAATGAGAATCATATACGGCAGGGAAAAAAGAAAAGTCTTTGATGCCCTGCTCTTTAAATTCGTTCATTAACCTGTCAAATCGATCACTAGCATCAAAATTATGAATTACCGCTATCTTCATTTAGCTTCTGTATTATGTTGTTTAATGCGCCTTGGTAAGTATAATACTTATTGTATATTTCTTTAATCTTTAGTTGCTTTTCAACTATATCTATACTTGGGATACTGTTTAAAATTGGGACTATCCTATGAGCATCTTCGGCTTTTATGATTACCCCATAATCTTCAAAATTAGCATCAAAGCAATTAACAAACTCATCGCTGATGTAAACAGGTATAGTTTCGTATTGGAGGCACTCAGCGATTCTAAAGCTATTTAAACCATACCCTCTAGGGCATAATCCGAATATAGACTTACTAATAATGCCACAAAACCTATTTACATCGTGCTGCTCTTGAGATATGTAATAATCCGCGTTTTGAATATTAAACACATAATTTCTTATTGGGTGAGTATTGGTGCCAACAAAAGAAGCAAAAATTGTTTTTTTACCATTCCACTTAAAACTGTGTGGCATACAAAGCAAAGGTATTTCTACCCCTTCTTTCTTGCTCATATTAAATACCAAAATATCTAAATCTTTAAAGTCAACCAAAACCCCATCATCATATTGGCAAATAGTCCAATATTGCTGATTTCTCGGTAACGCATCTACATAGTCTTGCAGGCTTTTTCTAGCTACTGGATCATTCCCGTAGTTGTTATTTACATGATACGATGTCCAATGGATTCTTAAATATGCCCTGCCATTAAACTCTGGTATAAATCTATTTGAAACCCATTCTTCAAAAATGGTATAATTTTCAAAAGGATAAACCGTGTTTATGGTAGGCATAAACTCCTTCGGTACGTCTATCATATATTATATTTTCTTACATAAAGCGCGTCAGTCCATGTATCTGCAACCCAACTACCCGTTTCAACTCTTTCAAAACCTCGTTGCAGCATAAAATAATCTAAATCATCAATTAACATACATCCCTTATATGTTTCTTTCATATTAACTTCTAACAATGCATAATCTATATTTTTAATCAAATCCCCCATACCCTCAATAGCCAAATGCTCTGCTCCTTGGAGGTCTACATTCAAAAAGTTGACATTCGTAAAATCACATTTTTCAAGTAATTTATCTGCTCTGATTGTTTTCATTGCAATCTGTTCTATGTAATGTACTTCTGGATGGATAAGTATATGGGTACCAAGCTCTAGCATTGATGAACTCTGGCTTTCGTTATTAGATACATTAAAAACAATTTCTTCACCATTAACATTACTCAAACAAGCATTAAATGCTTTTTGTTTTTTATATGGCGCAATATTTTCAATTAACTTTTCATAAACAGATGGTATTGCTTCAACCCAATATACATCCCCTTTACAATAGTTATCGTATTCATTTTTTTCTTGACCATAAGATGCACCAAGATGCAACACCCCTTTTATATCCAACTTATGCTTATTGACTAGATAGTCAAATGATATCATCATATACTTTTGCTTTTATGTTTATTAACTTCTAATTCAACCCAATTATATAATTTAACCATGCCTTCCTCAAGCGGCTTTGTTGGACGCCACCCTGTTACCTTTTCTACCAATTCATTGTTTGAATTTCTACCTCTAACGCCTAATGCATTTGATTCAACATTTTTAATTGTTAAAGTTTTGCCTGAAATTTTAATAACCATTTTAGCCAAGTCATTAATTGATATCATTTCATCTGAGCCAATATTAACAGGATAGACATAATCTGATTGCATCAATGCTTTTACACCATCCAAACATTCGTCAATGAATAAAAAACTACGCTGTTGTAAACCATCACCAAATATTTCAATTTCTCCGCCATCTTTTGCTTCTGCTACTTTCCTACATACTGCTGCTGGAGCTTTTTCTCTGCCGTCTTTGTAAGTACATTCAGGTGAAAATATGTTATGGAAACGACCAATTCTTACATCTAAATTTTTGTTTCTTCTGAAAGAATCATAAATCTGTTCTGATAATAGCTTCTCAATGCCGTAGACACTATCTGGTTTACCATCCCAAGCTGAATCTTCTTTTAATGATGCGCTATCTAATGACTCTTGCAATCTTTCGCTATAAGCACAAGCGCTTGATGAAAAAAATAATTTTTTAACTCCGTATTCTGATGCAGCCTTTGCCACATTTAAATTAATCATTGTTGAATCATATATAATATCTGCATCGTTAACCCCTGTAAATACATACAAAGCGCCTCCCATATCGGCAGCTAATTGATACACCTCATCAAACGCATTAACATTATCATGCCATGTTGTTTGCTGGGGATTCCATAAAGCCTTTGATACATTTGATGGATTACGCAAATCTAAAATAAATGCTTCATCTGCTTCAGACTTTGAAAATTCAGGTTGTTTAACATCTACTGATCTCACCCAATAGCCTTCGCTTTTTAATCTTTTTACTAATTGCATTCCGATCATCCCATGACCGCCTAATACACAAGCTGTTTTCATATTAAAATTTATTTAGTTTTAAATACCATTGTTTTTTAAACCACCATAATCCCCATCCGTTAGCAGTTTCTTCTGAATGTAAAACTTTTTCTGTTTCAAATTCTCTATCTGCAATATCTGCTCTAGTAAATGTTTTTGGCACAATTTGACTTACTGCTCTATTTACTTCGTCTGCATTAAAATCATGGCCTGCAAGTATGCCTTCGTCTTTTACTTTATTATACCATTCAATTACCTCTTGTTTTGTTTCTTTGTATGTGTGTGATGAATCAATGTAAACAAAATCTAAAAAACCATCATTAAACATTTTAGCACAATCTAAACTTGCATAAGGCATTACTTCTATATAATCACCCAAACCACTTTTTATAATGTTTTCGTATATGGTTTTCATTTGAAAAAAACCACCGTAGCCCATATTGTCTATTGCATAAATTTTAAAATCTTTACCCAAGTTTTTTAATTCTTGTGCTAAATATATAACACTATCGCCATTTGCAACACCGACTTCTGCTAGTCGTGCGTTGTTGGGTAACTCTTTTGCAATTCTTTGATAGAAATGCTGAAAATCAAACATAATTAAATCATTCATAATTTTATCCATTCAGGTTTAACAATATCGCTAGTGTCTAATCCGCACCATCCCTCACTAAACCAAAATTGCGGAAAGATTACTTTTTTATCTTCATTTTTATTTAAATACGCACCCCACCAAGAGAATGTAGATGGTGAACATATTTGATGCTCACACCAGCTCATTTCTACAAGATCGGATTGCTCGTCTGTATTTCCAGAATATTCACAATCGCTTCTATGCGCAAACGCTTCCATACACCAAGAAATGTCATCAGAAAAGAATTTAAACTTATAATCAGGAAACATACTCATGGCTTTTTCATACCATTCTATCGTTACCTCCGGATGCTTATCTCTTAATGTAACGTAATCGCCGCGTCTTACATGGACAGAAACATAGCCATCCATTTTTTTATATGGGAAATTTAACAAGTAAATTATTTCATTACGATAGTTGTCAAAATATTTAGCTGTCTGCCTGTAACCTTCAATAATTATATTCTTGTCTTTCCAAGATGGATTGTATGGTAATTCTTCGTAAGAATGTTTTGTTTCCCATAAGTGAACTTTTTCAAGTCCGGGATTATAGCTATCATTAATTAAATGCGAGCAATAGATGGGGTTCCATTTTGGGTTGCTAGTTTCATTTGGAACGGTAAAATTTAAGTCATGCTGTAACGCATAAGCCATAGCCGTAGCGCATTCAAACATCCAGTTGCCGAGGCGGCCCGCATTATTAAAAGTTACCATGTTAAATATGTTTCCAGATTTTATTATTAATTACATCAAGTACATTCGTTTTGCTTATGCTATATTCTTTTGCCAAAATTGTTGAAGAATATTTACCAGATTTGTGTTTCTGTCTAATTTCTAAAACTTTAATATTATTTAATTTTGACTTACCATGAAATTCGCCCCTATTATCAATCTTATTTTTTAAAGTATCACTTATTTTCTTTTTATTTTCTTCAGTTCTAACCTTCCCAATATTCATTTTACCCATCTTAATAGCTTGCTCAGAGGTTCTATATTTTGCAAAAATTTCATCAAGGTGCTTAGGCATTTTTTTACCTAAATTAGATTTTCTTAAAGCCTCTCTAGTTGAATCCGGCATCTTTTTGCCTATCTTTTTTGCAGTTAGTTTGTCAATAAGCTCTTTGGACATTTTGCCTCCATAATTACCTCCATCTCTTAAATTAAACAATTTGATATTTGCAGACTTGTAAAAATCAATATATAGTATTTCGTATTCATTCAAAACGTCTTGATCTATGTCAATAGGCAACATATGCAAAATTTCAAATTCATGATTTTCATACCCATGTTTTTTAAAAGAATTTTTTAAAAACTGGTTTTTGCAAGACGACTTGTGTTGTCTAAATCTAGCGCTTATATTAGTACTTTGCCCAATATAAACGTTTTTAGATGGAGATGTTATTTTATAAATACCCTGCATAGGGGATAAAGTTAATTAATTTAATTTAATTCCCTAATTTTTTCTATTAATTTTTCTCTAAAATCTCCTGTTCTTTGCACATTGTTTATGTAATGCGATTGATCATGGACTAAGTGATTATATCTTAACCCGTCAACTATGTGGATTGTTCGCCCTGACATTAGCCAATTGTAATTCTGAAACAAGCTATCGCTAGTAACCGGATCTATTTCCGCATCCCATACCTCGCAATAAGAATGTTTATTTACAAAATAGTTCATGCAGTTTAAGCAAGTTTCAAACATTGGCTTGTCTATATACTCGGATAGGTTATCCTTGGTTACAAATAGGTTAGCGTATTCTGTGTAATTAAACATTGGCATTGCCCAATCTGGTGCTAATACCGTGTCCTTATCCCACTCTTGCTCATATATTTTATCCAAATAGTCAGTGTCTATCTCATTGTCAGAATCAAGTATAATGCAATAGTCTGTTGTTGATAGGCTTATAGCCACATACTTGTTTGCATAACAATCTCTGTTGCTTAGATTTCTAAATAGTTTAACCTTCTTTAGCTTATCACATTCTTGCTTTAATTGGTTATAAATAGGTAAATCACTCATATCATCCACTATTACAATATTTTTAACACGAGGATCGTCATATACCTTACTAAAACTTTTTAATGTCATTTCTACCCTATTCCAAGTTGGGATACATATACATATTTCTCTCATAAATTTCCTAGTTTTTGATAATATCTTTGTTCTATAAATGGTTGCCAGTCAATAAAGGTATTGCCTATATCTGATACGCCCGGCCTTTGAGTGCATAAAAGTGGATAAGTAATGTAAGTTGTGCCATGACATTGTATCTTATTTACAATACAATTGTCTATCGGTGCTTCTAAAACTGCCATTAATATCTCCTTCATTCCATGCAATGATATAGCCCAAGCATGAGTGGCATATGCGTTTTCTACTAATAAAAGGTTAGGTGAGGCTCTCAACTTAAACCCCGTAGTGCATTGCGCCCCAAGATAAAGTATATCCCATATAAGAGGTAATTGCTTTACAACTTCATTCATTGTATCGTTAGGGTTACCACAAGAGTCAACAAACATAGCGTCATCTTCAAATATCAAGACTGACTCCCATTCGTTCTTTATCGCTTCTCTAAATATCTTCTCTACTGTAATGCGCAAGCCTTCTGCTCCATTTTCATGCTTTGTGGCGTTAATCAATTCGTATGGAATATCCCATTTGTAAAGCTGCTCTGCAATCTCTATTAGCCTATCTGTCCTTTCCGGCAAGTTTATGACAAATATTTTAGTAAAAAAGTTAGTCCAAGACATTACGCTAGTTTAGTTTGTGGGAAAAAGTCAGTCAGTTTGAATTTGGCTTCCGGTTTTTTAAAGTTTGCTCTTTTATAATAATCTGCAAATAAAGTCCATCCGCCTCCCATTACTAAGTCAGATACCTCTGTTTCGTTTACATTAAACTTAATCAATCCATCATATTTATCGTCTATTAATTCTGGGTATATTATCTTTCCTTCCTTACCATGCGTCAAAATGTATTGCTCCCAAAGGTTTACCATTAGGGCTTTATTGTCCGCATTAGGGTCTACCCCATAATTTGATTTTTCTGGCAATCTTATCAGAAACGCTTCGCAATAATTGTCAACAAAAAACTTTCGCAATCCGCCATCCATTTTCGCCTCTATTAGCATTTGGCCTCCATAAGCAAAGCATTGCAGTACCATATCCATATGGAAAAGCTCTACCATCTTAGGTCTTGCGTGGTATTTGGAAACAAACATCATATTATAAACAGGATCGTTTATGCCTATATCATACCTATTCAAAACTAAGCTAGTTGCCTTTGAACCTTCTCCATGTTCAACAACCGAGTTTTGGAATGGATCGCATCCCATAATAAACTGTACTGGATTTTTAGGTAAAAATAAATTACCCCTTCTTGTGTATGTTTCGCCCTTTGTTATCTTAAAATTCTTGGCTCTAGTCCATCTTGCTGCTTCTTTGCTAGTCGTTTCCCATACTGCTTCTGTAAATGGCACGCCGTCTTTCCAAGTCCAATTGCCATATTCAAGCACCTCTTTCTCATTAATCTTTGCTATTTCATAAAGATCGTTAAGCAATACCGCATCAAAATGACAATTGGTATTTCTAAGCATGAACATTTCCCTTTCATCAAAAGGGTTCATTCTTATCTCCTCCTCTAATTGAACGGCTTCTAATTGCTTACGCTTGGCTAATAAGTATTCTTTAGCTCCCAACCTAACATCTTCTTCATTTAAATCGCCTGCACCAACGTAATTATCAACTAAATATTTATATTGTTCTTCTGTTGGTGGCCCGATTACACTCATGCCATATCGATCAATAAAGCCTAGATAACCATCATACGCGGGCGAGAAGTACTTAACCAAACGATTTGGCGTCTTGGGATATTTCAAATGATCGGCAGCATCCCATACTATCTTAAACTCCTCACCCCCGCTAGTCATACTGTTCGAGGTTGATGGACATTCAATAAATCCTACCCTCTTGGCACCTTTTACCAATGTTTTACTTACAATAGATAAGAATGTCGAGAATGGCGTTTCTTTTGCCCATTTTCCGCCTTCATCAAATAAACCACGACTAAGACGACCAGAGTCATAAGAGTTCAAGGAAGGCGCACGATAATCAATTCTAGACCTATGTCCGGTATCATTATCTATTGCATTACCCTTTGTGCCTCTAATGTCTACTGACTTATGGGCAAATACAAGTTCGCTTACACTGTCTTTGTTGTTTAATTGCTTGGGCTTTAGGAATACCGGTAGTTGTCTGTAACCAAAAGAAATCATATTGGTAAAGGCCGCCTTAGCATCTATTTGCGTTTTACTTGTCAAACCACAAAAGCTATTCTTATAGAAAATACACTCGTAAACTATATTTGATGTCGCTTGGGATGTCGCACCCTCACGGCGTTTCTTGCCTCGGACTACGCCTAAGCACCAAGGAGTCTTTTCCCAATGGTCTAGAAACAAAAAGTACCTTCTATCTGCATCCCTAAAATCACCATAGATATCGTCCTCTAGCTTCCACCATTGAAGGTAAAAATAATGCTTACCTGTAATGTATGTGGCTTTACCATTGTTGTAAAACCAAAAGCCTTTCTTGCATCTGTCTACTTCTCTTGTAGCAAAAGCTGCCTGTTGTGCATCAAGCAAAGCGTTGCCTTCCTTATCGTATTCTACCGATTGAAAAATATTAGGCAGTTCTTTTCTTCTCCAATACTGTTCGGCAGCATCAGATTCACCCCAATCTTCTATTTCAGTATCACATTCAGGTAGGGTAATATTAGTTCCGTATATGCTTATTACTTCAGCCATTATCTTCTAGATTCAGCTATACTTTCTACGAATGGCTTTTTGACTACGTCTTTTTGCTCATCGCCAGTAACACCGGCAGATATGCCTAAGTCTTTAATTGCTGTTGACAAAGCAGAGCTATCATTCCAAATAGCTTTTAACCTTTCAAAAGTCTTGTCTTTTGGATCTTCTAAAAGCAAATGGGATAAGTTAGTCTTATTAAGCAAATCAGCCATTTCATTTGCCTTTCTATTCAAAGCGTAAAACAACTTGGCAGCCCCGTTCTGTTCATATAGGGCTACCTTTTGTCTTAATTCTTCTAATGTTTCCATTTAGATAGTTTTAGTTAATACAAATATATAAACTATCTTCTTAACATCCTTCTTTTACGTTCAATCAATCTTTCCATAGCCGTTTTTTTCTTTTTACCAAAAACTGCTTCTTTAGCTTCTTTAGTTGCTTCGGATTTAGCTGTCGAAATCTGCTTACCAGCCTCATTTGCTTCTAATGATACAAAAGGAACTGGATTTGGTGAATCTGTAATCACATAGCCATTATAAAGGTCAGTTAGCTTTTCTGCGATTAATCTATCTCTTTCTTTTACAAATTTATCAAATTGCTCTTTGGTTGCTATTTCTTTGGTAGATGGATTTTTTAATTCAAAAGAATAATATGTATCATCTGTTCTAGCATGCTTTTTAATAACATCCTCCAATGGCTGCTTCGCTTGATTAAATTGCTTTTCGGTACCAACCTTAATACCAGTTATAGCTGGCAACCCTTTTGTAATTAATCCCCATGTACCATCATCTTCTAAATATGTTTTTAAATCTTTTAATGCTAAAGGAGTTACTGCGTCTTTTGCAACATCCTCAAAACTTAAAGGCTGCCCATCAAAACCCTCTCTGAAAGCCAAATCAAGTGCAAGGCCATAAGCGGGTGCCATTTTACCCCTAAAAAATTTAAAGGTTTCTGTTTTAAAGTCAGCTCTCATTTTTTCATCCCCTATATATCTTACACCCATCAACATAAGTATTATATATCTTACAACAGAAGTAAATCTGCCATATGGGTTCCACGACTCACCAGTTGACAATTGCTTTAGTTGACCAAATGTTACACTTCTTGGATCATAATCAACCTCAAAATCATCATCCAAAGCAATAGCTGCCATAATTAAATAAGGAACAGTAATTGCTATGGCCATTTTACTAATAGCTACTTTTCTTAATTCAGGAGATAAACTAGCGTAATAACCTTTTCTACCTAATGCCCAATTATATGCATCACCTATACCTAATAAATTTAATGTAGAACTAATCATCTTTGGGGCCCACATTAATGATGATAAAGTTTTCAATTTACCAGTTTTAAATTCTTCGGCCATTTCGCCTCTAGAGGTCAATTCATTTGCCGTCCTTGCAGCATCTTTGAATTCTTTTTCATGAGTTTCAATAGTTTTACCTTGTGCTTCTAAATGACTTACGCTTTCTAAGAATAATTTTAATCTTACATAGTTTCCGGCTGAAATTGCAATTCTTTCAAAAGGAGCTTTAATTATTGTAGCTAAAGAATATTTTTTTCCTTTTATTTCTACGCTTCTTTCTAAAAAATCTGTTCCACCTAATTGTTCTTCTCTTAAACTTTCTCTTAAAGTTTGTGGATCTAAAATATCTAAACCAGAAACCTCAATTAGATTTGCAAGCTCTTTGTTTTCAAAGATTTGTACTATTTCTCTCTTAAATCTACCTTCATTAAAAATTACTTTTCTTTGCTCATTCAATACTTTAGGCAATAATAATGGGTTTTGCCACATTGCGGGGCCTAATTGAATAAATATAAAGGAGTTATCGGCAGTAGCTTTAATTGCAGATAAAGTATTTTTAAACTCAGGCCCCCATCTTTTCACTAGCTTATCCCTAAATGTCAAACCTTTTAGTTCATCTTTAGCTAAAGAAACTTCAAATTCATGTTTTTTATCCGACAATTCCCTTACGGATTGAATATAAGCCTCGTATTCTTTAGGATATTTCTTTCTAAATTCAGGATTTTCTAAAAATGATGGGGCTTTTATTGCTTTCTCAAAATCTCCTTTTTGAATTTTCTCATCAATTTCTTTGATTTTTTCAAGATTCTTTTCTTTTAAAGAATTGATTTTTGATAAATCATAAAAACCAACTTCTTTCTTTAAATCTCTTAATTCATTTCTTAACTGAGTAATTCTTTGATTTTGTTCAATTTTCGCCTTTTCATTAGTTGGCATATTGCCAGCCATGATATCTTCAATCTTAGCGATTAATTCAGCTTCTTTTTTTAATTCAGCTTTCTTTAATTGCAATTGGGTTAATAATGGCTTTTCTTTTTTATACCTTCCTGCAATAACATCAAATATATCCTTTTCAGATAATCCATCTATTTCATTTCTTAAATCAACATAAATGCGACTTACTATTTCCTTTAAATCATCAACACCTTCTTCTATATAAGAAGCCATTAATTTGCTAACATCCGGTGCGATTGCAACAAGTTGTTGAGCTTTTTTTGTTGGAACAGGAAACGGCAATGCCATTAAAACATCACTAGGCTTGTCTTTATCTTTCCATTTTTGCTTAATAGATTCTATAATAGATTTTCTATCTGCCTTATAGTCTTTTGTTTTTTGGTAAGGCTTTCTCTTTGCTTTTTCTTCTTTAAATACAGTTTCAGCAAGTAATTGAGCATTAAGCTCGTCATTAATTTCTAATTTTGCTTCTACATCTTCCTCTTTCTTTTTAATTTCTTCGTATTGCTTTTCTACTTGCTTTCTTTGTTTTTCCGTAAGCTCGTCAACATTATTAGCTTCCATTTTAGATATTACAAAGTCTGCAAGTGTTTGTCTTGGTTCTGTAACATCAGCTAAAGATCTTAATTGTCTACCCAATTGAGAATTTACTATATCGTTTAATTGAGTATATCTTATTAATTTTTTCTCTAATTCTGGAGTAGGGTTAGCGTCATAATCACTTTTTAATTTTGCTACATAAATCTTTCTTATTTGATTTTCTTCAGGACTTGGCGAGTAACCTTTTTCAATCTTGTCAAGCAGCTTCTCTACATTATACCCTCTTTTAATCATCTTTATGGCCTTATTAGTCCACTCCTCAAATGATTGCTTTTCTCTTTGGTACTCTGGTAAGCCTAGCATTTGCCTTCTTTCTTCATTTGCGGCAATTGTTATCGCCCCTTGCCACTCCTTCTCAACATCTTCGGTTGGTGTTGCTTCACCTTCTCCGGCAGCTTCATCCCCTTCGACTCTTGGTTCCACTCGTTTACGTTCACCCCTTCTTTCTCCAATTTTGCGCGGTTGGCTTGGAAGAACCTCCTCTGCGCTTCGCTTTTGTATGGCATCTTTTATATTTTTAAGTGTTTGTAAATCATAATCTGCTTTGATTAACTTAATCATGTCATCTACCTCAAAATCATCTATTGCTCTTTTGTTGGCCTCTCCTCTTACTTTGCCTTTTACAAATTCTTTCTTTTTCTTCATCGATCTTGCAGCTTGGAACTGGTCTAGGTCGTTCTCTACTCCCAATATTTCTTTAACAGCCATTTTAGAAAATTCTTCAAAAGTAAGATTTTGAAATTCTTCTTCTGTTAAATCTTTAAATCCTGTTAAGCTCTTTATCTTAGTCCATAATGTCTTTAACCAATCTTTAAATGATTCTTTCTTAGACTCTACAACAAATTGCGCACCTTTATCCCCAATAGCCATTGCTAGCGCTTCGTTTTTAAAATAATCTGTCTTTTCAGCATCAGTCATGTTTCCTGCTTGCTGTTGGTAAAACTTACTATCTTTTACCTTTTTTAAATATGGAGAACCTTCAACTAACTCCACCCCTTTTGCATAAATCTTAGGATCGTTTGTTTTTGTCCATTCTACCCAGATATGGCCTGCTTCATGTATTGGAGTATTTGGGTTTAATTTCTCCCCATTTAAATACATTTTGTTTTTATAAGTAAATCCAAGAATCCCACTATCTGACATAAAGTTAATTCTTTCATCATTGACAGCATAAGCTCCTGTATTCTTTTCAGCAGATTTTATTTGACTTGGCTCAAACGCAACAAATATGTCATCTACATCTGCTCCGTCTTTTATGTTTTTAAATAAAACACCATCGTTACCTTTTAATTTAGCTTCTTCAATATGAGAGTTCAATCCTCCATCTTCTTCAATATCTTTATAATCAAACTCATAAGGATTTTTAATGTTTAAAAATAAACTTAAAACTTTTGGTTCTTTGTCATTTTTCTTTTTCCATATTTCTTCGATTTCTTTGTATCTAGCATTAGCTACTTTATCAAGTTTTTCTTCATTGCCATTTTCAACATTAATTTCTCTAGCTTTTTTGTATACCATATCTGGCACAATACGACTATTTCTAACCGACTCGATAAGATTATCTATACCGCCCGGAATATCTTTAAGTTTATCATCTTTTTTTAAATTTTCAATGATCTTATTCATCCCGTCATCATTCTCTTTCTGCCATCTCAAAACTTCATTACTAACAACATTGGATATATCCTTTTTAATAGCAGATATTCTATCTTCATATTTGTCAATGATTATTTGTATGTCTTTAGATGGACTCATTGTAATGCCCATAAAATCCATATTATTCATGCCTGTATATGCCTCTGACGTTTTTTTATCCCCAGCAAAAAAGAACCCAGCATATGCCGATTCGGCTAGCCAATTTTTTGAACCTAATTTTTCTTTACTAAACGCATCAAATTTCTCATTTGTTCCATGATAAACTATTCTTGGCTCTCCGTTTTTGTCTACTACTTTAGATGCATCTTTAGGATTGTTTTCCCAATCTCCAAACCAATTTTTAAATTCTTTAGTTCTAACGGACACCCATTGTTCTTCATTTAAATTAGACTTTTTCCCGTTAGGGGCTTTCATAAAAGTTCCATCTTGCTTTGCCTTATCTATTATCTTTTGTTTTTCTATCCCTATGCCTAAATCAGCATAAGGTTCTGCCATAAATTTGGTAAACTTATCTACGTCTTTATTTTCGATCTTAGCTTTTTTGCTTCTATTGTAAATATCTCTAAATTCAGGATCGCTTAAAGGTTTTTGCCCCTTAAATTTATCAAGCATTCTTATACCGCCAAAAGACCCCCCATCTAAATGCAATGGCTGTCCATCCTTTAATCCCCAATTTCTCTTAGCCTTAAAGTCATTCCACAATAGATCGTAATTAAATATATCTGACATCTCATATTCTTCAATTACTTCTTGCAATTCTGGATTATGCTGATCAAAGTCTTTTTGAGAAAACTTTTGTATTCTATTTAAAAGATTATTTAATTTATCAAATCCTTTTGTTGCTTTTAATGGAGGATCTATCTTTTCAACTACAACATAATTCAATCCTCTTTCAAATGATTCAGGGATAATAGACCCTGACAAATAATAATCACCTTCATAAATATTTTGCTCTAATCCTCTTGGTGTTTTTGCAACTTTTAATACTTTACCATCACCAAGATCAAATACCACTCTATCGCTACCTGCTCCTATTTGTTTTAATTTAGGAATATCAAATCTTTCTCTAGCCACCTGATCTGTGTCATATCTATATGCAACTGGCATATCGTTTGTGCCTCTAAAACCTGCTTCAATTTGATATTTAACATCTTCTCTAATATCTTTTAACTTTGCCTCCAAGGCTTTTGAGTCTTTTGCCACAAATGGCTTCTGAGCATCCTTTCCAAACATCTTTTTCAATGCGTTACCAATTCTGCCAATAACTCCACTTGTTACTTCTGCTGGAGCTGCCTCTTTAGTTGCTGTATATTTATTATAAGCATCATCTATTGTTTGTCTTAGTTTCTTGGTGTTGTATCCAAGTTCTTTAGCAATAGCTTTTTTAATTTCAGATAAAGACGTAGTTCCATCGTCAATATAGTCTTTTACTATATCTTGCATTTGGGCTACTTCTTCTGTTGTTGGTTCTTCTACTGCGAATGGTGGTTCTTCCATTCCTTCAATATCCATATCTTCTTCAAATGGAACAAAACCACCTTCAAATTGAGTTGATGCAATTTCTTCTCCTCCTTCTTCTTCAATACCCCTTCTTTCTTCAAATGCTAATTGTTGTTCTTCTAAAGTCTGACCGCCTTTAGTTCCCTTTTGATATTCTATTAATGCTTTTGCTGCATCTGCTCTAGTTGGGTATTCCGAAATCAATGCTTCTAATTCGTCTTTTATTACATCAGTAGTTATATCTTCAAATCCTTCAGGCAAATTCTTCCAAATATCATTTACAGCTTCATTTAATGTTTTAATGCCTTCTCCTTTTACGTCTTTCTCAGCAACATAATCTCTTTTTGCTATTTCTTCAGGAGTAACTTCTTTTACATTCAATCTTGCTCGTCTGCCTCCAAATAAATCTTTAATTGAATCCCAATCAATCACATCTGGACTTTGGTTCATCCATGATAAAGCAAACCCTCTTGCATCTGTTGGAGCAATTTTTGCAGCTTCCTGTCTATTAACTCTTTTTTGAGCAGCATTTACGCCACTTACTGAAACTTCTTTAGGCTGTGGAGCAAACTTAGTTTTAAACGCTTCTAATTTAGACTTAACCTCTGGCTTTGCCTTTTCAACTGGTGCAACTTCTTCAGTAACTACTGTTTCTGCAACTTCTGGAGCCACGTTAGCTTCTGGCATAATAACAGAAGGGGCTTTGCCTTGTTGTTGTGGGCCTACTACTGTTGTTTCTGCTGCAATATTCTCATCTGGCATAATAACAGCAGCGCCTTTGCTTGGCTCTACTACTTCAGGAGCTACGTTTTCTTCTGGCATTACAACAGCAGGTTTTGTTTCTTCTGCCTTTGCTTTTAACGCCTTTTCAATTTCCGTCTTGTTATTTTCGTAGAATTGTAAATCTTCAGGAGTTTCCATTCTTTCACCTTCTACAATTCTATTTACAAATTGGTCAAATTGTTGCTTTTCTTTTACTTTATCTTCATCACGAATAGACGTAGCTAAATCATAAGTTTCCTTATTTATAGGCGTTTCATTGCCTTCAGAATCTACCTTAAAGTACATTCCTTTTTTCTCTTTATATTGAACCTTTTTGCCACTTACAATGCCTTCTAAATAATCATTTGTTTCGTCTATCTTAGCTTGAATTAAATCAATTTGATCTTGCTTTTCTTTTTTAAATACAGGATCTAAATCAGTTAATTCTTCATATGCTTGTTGTTTTTTTATATTTAAAGCCTCTCTTTGTTCAATACCTCCAATAATCTTATATTTATCTTGAGGGGTTACTGTTGACGGTATTTTGCTAGCTATGTCTGCATATTGTTTTGCTGTAATATTTGCAGCTTGCGCTTCTTCTGGAGTTATATTTCCTTCTTCAACTTGTTTGTTTATTTCACTTTGAATAGTATTAACATCCTTTTCGTTTGCGATTTCCTCCCTAATTGCTTTTTTTGTATTTTGAAATGAGCCTACAAATCCGCCACCAATAGCTCCGGGGCCGGTTGCCATTACAGCAGAATTAATCATATTTTTACCTAAATTAGCAATTATATCTTCTTCATTAAAAACATCTGTTTTTGAAATTTTATTTGTTAATAATTTAACTCCTTCTGCTGCACCTGTTTGCAATGCTTCTGTGCCGGGTTCTACCGCTGCTCCGGTTGCAGCTTTGATTCCAATTCTTTTTGCTTTAGAAGCCATAGAACTAGCCAATCTTATTGCTTCTTTTTCTACATCTTCAGCAGTTGCCTTAACACCTTTTGCAACAAATTTATCTACTATTTCATTGGCAATTTTTTGTTTTGCAGCTTTGCCTAATCCTGTATTTTTTAATATTAAATCTAAAGAAACTTTTTCTAAAGCGTATTGAGCTGCTGCTTGCGTAAATATATAAGCCGCTTTCTGCCCATCATTTAATTTATTACCTTTATCTGTTTCATAAATTTCATTTGATGCATCACTAATTGACTGAGGTATATATGTAGCCCCAGCAGTGTACGCCCCCATTATAAAACTTAATAATTGTCCCGGAGTTTGAAAAGCCATTGATGTTACATCTTTAGCATCAACTCCACTAAAAATTGAAGATGGTTTTTCTTTTCCTTTATTTTTTACTAAAATTTCATTATATTTTTTTAATTGAATAGGAGTTAATTTTTCCGGATCAATCATTGTCAACGTTAGTGCATCTTCTCTGGACATTTGATTTTCCTTCTGCACAGGTGTAACATCAAATTCTTTTGCTTGCTCTTGCTCGTATTCTTTTGATGATTTTTCAGATCTTAATTTATCAAAAAAAGATTCAGTTGATTTTTGAAATTCTCTTGCAGATGCAAGACGAGTAACCATAGTTTCTGGCCTACCCCCCAACACAGATTCCGCCAAATATGCACTTCCTCCTGCAAGTGTTGATATAGGTCTAACAAAATTGTTATACATCCCAGCAAACCAATTATTATCTTTTTGTGTATCTTTCTTTACAGCAGAAGCTATTGGGCTTTGAGCCATAGCTAAACCTTGTTGAAACTTATCTTGAGATGGTAATGGTGTAACCGAAGATCCTAAAGGTGTAGGTTCTTTTTTTTTTACATCCTCTGTCAAATATTTATCCCACTTGTTCTGCTGACCATCATTTACAGCATATTTATCCCACTTACCTGATTGATTATTTTCTGCCATCTTATCCTCTTTTTGCATTTGGGTTATCTTTTAAAAATTCCTTTACATCGCCACTAGGTATCATATATTTCTTTCCATTTAAAATATATAAAACAGGCTTTTGATTAGATAAATCATCTTTACCTCCTAAAATCTTTCTTTCCATCTTTACATCTTGACCAGTTATTTTCTGGTACAAGTTAGCGATTTTATAGTTTTTATTTGGATCTGTTGGACTTATTTTTTCTCTTAAAACTTCTTCTTTAGCAGGAATTCCGTCAATCATAGGATAATACTCAAAACTCATTCCCCCATCTGGAGCAATCTTTAAATCCTTAAACTCATATTTACCTCCTGCGCCAGCAAATAGCTTTCTAGCTTCTCCGATAGCAGAATTAATATTCTTACTATCAACAGCAGATGTAAAATTCTTAACCCAATTCAATCCCTCTAATCCTTTTTCTTCTTTAGGTATATTGACATTAGTATCTGATTTTACCTTTCTTTCCTTGCTTGTAAAACCGCTTACATTCTTTTGGGTTATATAATCATAAAGTGCATTTTTTTGGGCATTATACTTTTCAACAGGTGTAAAATTTTTGTATGTAGGAAACTTTTGCTTTGCTAGTGCAATAACATTTGTTTTGCCAATTGGATCGTCTGCAAAATTATTATATACATCATCAGGAACTACTTTAAAATCAAGTCCTGTTAATTTTTTTATTTCAGGAATGATTTCTGACTTAACCCTTGTTTCGGGTACAAATCCTTTTGGCAAATAATCTCCCTCTATATATCCTTCTGGTAATACTGCTTCAGCAAAAAATGGAACTTTACCTTCAAATGGAACAAAATCTTTTGAAGAACCTACTGCCAAATTCATTTCTTTTACAGATTTTGGGCTTACTACTTGCTTTTCTAAATCGCTTATATCTGTTAAATAATCACTTAAGTTATCCGGATCTAATAAGTTAGTAGCAAATTCAGATTGCTGAACCTCTAGTGGATTTTTAAATGAAACTCCATCTTCTATTCTTCTATTAACTACATCTTTTCTATAATCTCGCAATAACCTTGGCGCATCTAATTTTGGCATTATCTGCTTCAAATTTTTTAGTTCATTTTCAAAATTTTCGCCTTCCGCTTTTAATGCGTTCATTCCTTGTGCAGTAGAAGCTATTTCTTTATTAATTCCCTCAAAAATATCAGCATCATTAACTTTACCCTGCCTTGCAAGGTCTATATATTTTTTTCTTATTTCAAAAGCATTTTTATTTCCAATAGCATTTGCTACATCATTTGCGGTTTGATATTTTGACAAATCAGAAAGCTCTTGAATAGTTTGCATTTTTCTATACAATTGGGCTTCATCTCTTTCTGCTTTTCTTTCAGCAATTTCTTGTTGACGCATTTGCATTTGAGCAAGATTTTCACCTTGTCTTTGCACTTGTTCGGTTGCAGATTGAAGTGCTTGTCCCGGAGCTTGAAACACATTTGGAAGCGATACCGCGTAACTACCTAAATTTCCGTTTGCCATTTGTTATTAATTTGAAAAATTTAAACCGTATGGATTACCCATCATTCTATTTACTTGCTTTTGAGACATACTAGATCCGGAAGGACTTGGCGTTGGCGTTGGCATCGGGATTGATTGCTTTGGAATATTCATCCCCATAAGCGCTTTGTTATAATCTTGTGCATTTTGATAATTACCATATTGCATTGCCCCGCCAGCAATGTCGCTAGCTGCGCCAAATATATTACCAATACCAGATTGACGTAATGCGTTTTGTGCATTTGCATCAAATTGGAATTTCATCATTTTATTTTGTTGCACTTTATCTCCTTCTCCAATAGACATAGCATATGCTCTACTTAAATTATCAAACATACCCATTTTTTGCTGACCTTCTTGTGCTGCAAGATTTGATAACGCTGCATTAGTTGCACCTTGAGTTCCAGCACCCAATGCCAATAATGTTGCGGCATCTGTTGCGCCTCTTTGTCCTGCTGCTAACTGATTTGCTTGAGCTGCTTGAATATTAGCTTGAGCTTGACTCATGCCCGGCGTTCTTCCATAAAACAATTGTTGAGCTGCGCCTAGATTTTGTCTAGCTAAAGGATTCTCTTTGTATTCTGCAAATTGAGGATTTAATTGGTTGGCCTTGTTCATTTGGCTCATACCAAATATGCCCTTGCCTAGCGCACCCACGCCGCTTGCTATAAGGCCTATTGTCATTGGATCTATCATACTGATAATTTATTTAAAATTAATACTTTTATTGATTACCTAAAATAAAATTTTGACCTCTTGAAAGGTTAAATCCTACATCTACAAAATTAACATAAATTATTGAGTCGTAAGACTGCCATTCAGCCATAATTTGAGGAATTTGAGAAAGAATCACATCCCCGTTTAACATTTTCTGATCTGGCGTACCTGTGGCATTTGGCGATAGTCTATCTCTCAAAAACCTTCCATAATATATTCCCTCTTGGCTAATGAACTCTGATTCTGTCAAATCTGTAATTTGTGTGTTTGGAAGTGTAGTATATAAAACCGTATAGTCTGGGGCTTGGTTACCCTCAACTACCAATTCTGCCATATCTTTTAACCCGCTTAACGGCTTATTAACTACCCAACAAATCCTAACAGGGTATTGAGTGCCAAACCAAGTGTTCCACGTGGAAGTATTAGTATTAAACTCATACAAAGCCCCGTTTTTAAAGCCAAACATCCTGTTTTCAAAATATTCGTATTGTTCAGCTATAAACTGATAGTCGCTTTTCCATTGATTGTCCTGTAAATGAAAAACCACTGTTTTAGACAAGTTATCAGATATATCAAATCTATTTATAATAGAACTTGCGTATGCTGGTACGGTTGGGTAACTAGGCAATGTGTCTGCATAGTTCTCATAAATCAAGCCCGGCAATGATATTCCAAACTCTTTGTGGAATGGATCAATGTAGGTTGGGATATGATGAAATCCGTTTATATTATCTAGGTTATTAGAATTAGCTGCTAAATAACCTTTTGCATAATTTTTAAATAGTCTTTCCATTTTGAAAGAACTAATTGGGAATACGCCATTTGAGCTATACTGAGCTATTTGGCCGTTATTAAGATCATACCAAAATATAACCCCAAGATACTCAACTACCGTTTCTGGCTGTGTTGTGCCTAGCATACCCTTTAATACATTAATTGTGCCTATTACAGCCACATCTTGAGCTAAGAACGCATTTTGAGATGCTCCAACTACCTGAACCTCACCAAGATAACAAGATGCCGTTTGAAACGATCCAATAGCTAACATGATAACCCCTTGCTCTGTTGTTTTAGATGCAAGTTGCAATTTTTGTATGCTACCCATACCAAGTGGCACTGTTTTAAAGTTTAAAACCTCAAACGTACTTAATCCATTATTCGATGTTCCAGTAGTAAACACATTAGAATATCTAATTTCATATTCATTTCTAGCCTGCCCTAAGCTAGTTATAAAATTAGGCCATCCAGAATTTGTATTCCAATATTGCCATGCTCTGTCGAATGGCGACATATTTTCAGTAAAATAATTTGTACTTGCAGCATCGACTCTTTGTAGAATATAAACATCCCCTATTAATTGTCCGCTTGTGGTACTATATTCTCTATTTGATGCGGTAGGATTATCTATTGAATAAACTTGACTCACCTCATAATAAGGCTCTTGAGTAGAACTTTTTTTAGGAGTATATAATTCTATTATTTTATAATCGGAAGTAGAAACTGTACCAAAATCAAAGGCTTCTACTAATACAAATTCACCATCTTGACCTAATACTTGAACATTATAACTTTCGCTTGTGCCTGTAATTCTGCACATATCGCCTTCTTTATAATTATACCCTAAACCAACAGATGTTAAACTTGAAATATTTAAACCAATCGCAAAAATGCCTATTGAATATGTATTACCATAAGTATATCCAAATCAGATTGTATTAAATTTTTAGTTTGAACTATTTGATAATAATATGCCCAATCAGGTATTTCATTTTCAGCATTTGCATTACTTAATGTCCAATTTAAATATTGAATAAAAGAAGTTTGATCTTCTGTTAAATTAGGTAATGTGTAATTAATTACCTTGTCAACTACGCCAGATCTTCTTCTAAATCTATCATAAAATACAATAGATATATTGTATGTAGCACTGCTTTTGAATACTGTTTGCGCACTAAAAGCAGTTACATCATTATCAATAGTAACATAATAAGATGGAGTTGATCCAGAAGTGAATGTATATGTAGGATTACCAAAAAAAGGATAATACCAATCATAATTTGTATTTGCAGGGTTATAATTTGCAGCATACCACATTAAAAAATTACCCTCATTTGCAAATTCACCATCTGCATCAGACAAATCCAATGTTGCGGGAAATGAATTATAATAACTATTTTTATAGGCATTATAGTAGTAAACAGTATTCACCTCTCCAGCAGCGTAAAGATACCCTACAACCTCCGACCTTACATCTCCTGTATCATATTTATTTCTAATAGCAATGCTATATGTTTTAACAACTGCTACAAAGCTATTACTTGATGGAGTAGTTGACGTAGTAGATGAAATAGCTAAACTTGTATTTAATGGAGTATCATAGCCCGCTAAATTATTTGCTAAAAATAACCTAGCTGTTGCTGTTTCTAATGTTGTACTTTTTAATGGAACTAAATCATATGGAATAGAAGATTCACTTGAACTCAAAGGAACGCCAACTACATCATTATAAAAATCAAATTCAAGTTGATTTGTTCCTTCGTTATGTTCAAATATTGCTAAAGCGTCATCCGGATTATTTCTATCAAATGTTTTTACAATATAAATAACATTAGTAACAACATCCTTAGCGCAATCTAGATCTTTCATTATCTACAAAATCATAAAAATAACACATTTGAAATGCAGAATTTTCAATAAAATTATTATCAAAACTTGCATCTTCGGCTTTATTTACATTTAATGCATAATAAGGCGGACGTCTAATTATTGTAAAAGTAGTATATGGGATGCCGCCAGATGGAATTTCATACGCAGTTTCATTTGTATTATATCCAGCTTGGTTGGTCTTAATCCCCTTATCAATATTGATTTTCTTGGGTTCGTTGTAATTGTCTGACCAATACAACACGTCATATATTACTGCATAAACTTGATTTGCAACCATGTCATAACAATAAATACCATGATCTCCCATTGTATTATAAACAAACCACGCCATTCGTTGATTTTCTATATCTATACAGCTACCAATTGTAATATTTGATCCATATGGAGGATATTTGGATTGAGGTATTGAAGTTGTACCCGGCACACCCTCGACACGATTATTTCTACCGTATTGAGTAACACCGACTCTGCCGTTCATTACTCTCAAATATTGAGCATCTTCAATTAAGTGTAAACTATCGTCTTGATTTGCTCCTCCTGTAAAAATCTTTTTGTTTCTGATCATTTCAATTATGATTTTGGTGCGCCCATTGTATTTTTCTGAACTATTCTTTTAATCTTCTCTACACTCCAATCTGATTTTCTAGCTCTTAATATTTTTCTCTCTTTAATATAATAATTTTCAGCTAATTGCCTTTCTCCCATATTGTAAGTTCTGTTATGAGCTTTCATTTGGTATTCAATATAAGCCTGAATTGTTCTAATAGCATATGGATCTATTTGAGATGCAGCGTCTGCTGATTGACCATCAGAAACATATTGTAAAACAATATTTTCTACATAAAATTTTTGATCTAACTGAATTTGGTTTCTTTCTTTAAATACTTGAAACGTATCCTCTTGGTACCCTGCTCCTAAACCAAAAAATCTACCAATGTTTTCTCCATAATCGTTATACCTTACTGTAAACCATTGAGCATATGGCAAAGCTCCGTAATAAAGTTGATTTTCATTAGATCCGGGTGGCACCACATTGTCAGTCCACTCTTGCTCCGAGAAATTTTGATTTACATCTAAACTAATCAATGGGTTTAATGTACTTGTAGGCACTAGAGGTCTTATTCTTTGACCAATCATAACCCCAACAGTTACATAATCTTGATAATCTTCTGGTAGTTCTGCTGCATTAGTTTTTTGATTAACTGGCAATATCTTTGTGTTAATTACTCTTAAATCATCAAAAGTAATTTCACGCAAGCAATCTGCCGCATATACCATAAACTGCATATACCAATGAAGTGGGTATCCCTTTTTAAGTAAATAGTTTTTTACTATAAAATCTAAACTAGCTGTTGTCATCTTTAATTAGTTTTGCTTTGTAATTCACTATAACTGTTTACAATTCCTGTTTCTGGAACTATTGGAGCAAATTTAGCGAATACTTTTTCTATAATTTCTTCTTCCATATTAGCTGGTATTGGCAATGGATCTGTGTTTGAATATAATGATATATCCATAACAACTAAATACATATTTACCTCTGATACATCAAGAAGTGTAATATCTTTTGAAAATATAACCTCATTCTTTCTTACCTCATAATAAACGCTTCCTAAAAGGTCATTTAATAATTTGTCCGCCTTTAATAATGCGCCCTGACCTAATGGAACAGGCACAAAATCAATATCGCTTGTATTTACTACTCTATAAATGCCCATGTTTCTTGGTAAGGAAATTGGAACTATCGGCAATTCTGCCTTTGCTCTATCACCATACGAAGTAACCGGAATATTTTCGTAAAACGCCACCATTAAATTGTCTGGTATTGTTTCGCCGGTATTGAGCTACATCTCTGTAACCTCCTGCTAATCTTAGCAAAACCTGCTCGGCCATTAAAAATTTAGTACTATTAGCCATTTTTATTTAGTTTCTTGTGTTTGTAATTGAGCAAATTGCTGAATATCTTGTTCAGCCATATTAATACCCCAAAATTTCAATGCACGCGCTATGATATTATTAATGTAAACATCTGTAAATTCTAATTGAGTGCTAGTATTTGGATCATAAGTTATTGTTCTACCTGTTTGAGTATATCCTAAAACTGGAGTAACTGGTCTGCGTAAATAATTGTAAAAACCTGTCTGAGTTGACTGAGGATATATTTGAAATCCGACAGCCGTGTCTTTTGCAATTGGTTTGGCAGTTGAAACAGGTCTTAATTGACTTGTTAATGCAAAAGGTAATTCATCTTCGTTAACAAATCTTACTGCGTTAATCGTGCTTCCTGTAACCGTATATGGGTTACCAATCATATGCAAATAATCAGATGCAAATGTTACCTGTCCGTCTGATGCAGATGTAAACTGAACCTGTGATCTTAGTTTTCTAATTGCATCATGAATTATTTGAGTAACGCCATATTGAGAAAACCAATCTTCGGTTGCCTCAAGCTGTGCGTTATCAATAGTCTGCATCGCTTCGGGTATTGTTATAAATACCCCTCTTTCTTTTCTTACGATAAAGACTAAGAAATTATATACATCATTAATGTTGTATGCCATTGTTTGTGTCCTCCCAAATTCCTAAAGCTCGATAGGATTTTATTAAATAATATTGTTTATTGTTATATTCATATTTCTCAAGAAATTGTGGTTCAAAACCAACAACATCTCCTTTTTTTAAATTCACCCCCTCTGGCACAGATAAAACTTTAGCTCTATCTCCTAGTCTTACTTTTGCATTGATTGTATCTACTACACCCATTTCTTTAATAACATCTTGTGGCAAATCAATATCAATTGGTTCAAGAATAATTCTATTGCCAACTGTTATTAATTCATCATTTTCTACTTTTGCAAATATATCTCTATAATCCGCTTTCCATACATCTTTTGTTCCTGTGTCAACAAGATTTTTAAAGAAAAAAGATTGAGTATTACCAAAGTTAAACTGAGCTTTCCATCTACTAATATTGTGTTCTGCTCCTTGGCAACCATCAATAAAATTTCCTCTTTTATCATGATAAGTACCTACCCAAATATGAGAAATCTTACCCGGCATAGCAACAATCAATAATGATTCTCCTTTGCCATTAGTAAATTTTTGGTAATAAGGACTATCTTTTGTAATCTCAGTAAAATAATCCCCATCGGATTCAAATTTTCTTTCAGCTACAACAGAATAATCAAACAACACCTTGTCCCCTTCTTTTAATTTAGAAACAACTTTGCCATCTGTGCCTTTTGGGTTTTTTGGCAAAGAATATACTTCTCCAACAACAGTTGCGTTCCATTCTGGTCGATACGATCCGTCAAGATATAGCTCTAAATCTCCCAATTTTATAGTATCCTGAATTGGCTTTTCTAGATTAAGAAATATATGATTTATTGGTTTTGCTTTCATAGTTAGCATAAAATTAGGTTTTTTATAGTATTTAAATTAAAAATGCCCTCATATTTTTGAAGGCATTTTAAAAATTAAACGATTGCGTCAATATAGCCTTCGTCCGGAATTAACCTGTAAGGGCTGCCATCGACCTCAATATCCACCCCAACACTGTGGGCAAACATGATTTTGTGACCAACTTTTACAAGCTCGGCCTCATCACCAACCGCAACTACAACGCCTGTTGCAAAGTCCTTTTGAACCGATTCGGGTAAAAAAATACCGGCATCGGTTTGTTTTTTCTCTTTATCTACTTTTACTAATACTCTCTTGTTTAGTGGTTTAAAATTCATTTAATTTAATTTTTGTGTTTTTTTAATATAATCCTTCATTTTTTTTATTGCTTCCTTGTTTTTTGGATCTTTTTTATTTAATCTATACTTATAATAAAATCCAACATGGTTGTATCTTGACTTAAATGATACCTCCTGCCTTTCAACTGAAGCCCCAAACTTTCTTTCTACACCTCTACCTATTTCTCTAGGCAAGTTAGTGCATCCAAAGTTATGGAAACCATTCATTATTGATAATATTTCCCCTTTTAACAAAGATTGACAAATTGATGCTAATTGTGTCATGATTCATATTTTTGGTTTTTTAAAATAGTTATGGTCGATATTTCCTCCGTCCATTTTGTTGGGTAATACGAGGATGTCTGTGTCGTAAAAGTTCCGCACCATGCCAGATTCGTGCAATATGACCTTCCAAACAGTGTTAAGTTCTGTTCCGTAATCAATCCAAGCGATTGCTTTTCCGTTACCAAGCGGCGTTTTGACATAAATTATATTTCTTAATTCGTGAATATACATACATTACAACGGGTTTTCGTTTGTTGTTTCAAATCCATTTGGTTGGTTTAGAAAATCATCATTAGAAGCCGGCTTATTGCTTGACAGTAAAGTTAATGATGCTACTCTTATATTTAATTGTGGTAAAGTTTCATTATTCTTGTTAGTATATGTTTTTGCTTCTGGAACACCTTCTAAATAAACTTGTGTTCCTTTTTTTAAATAAGGAGCAATGGCAGTTCTATCAGTCCAATAAGCTGCACTTACCCAAATAGACTTGTTTACCTCTAATCCTTCTTTGTTTTTGTACTTTTCAGAATGGGCAACAGAAAAATTAATTACACTTTTCCCATTTACATTGTTTACTGTGGCATCTTGTCCTAGATGTCCAATTACTTGCATTTTAATCATTGTTTATTGTTTTATATTTAGAAAATTATTTCTTCTCCGTTTTCGTTTTCGAAAGGCACCCACCCTTGCGATGCTTCTTGTCCTGATTCGGTTTTAAATGTCATATTTTTTTCATTCAAAAGTTTTTGCATAGGATCTGAACCATTGAAAAAGAATCTTCTAGTTTTGAATAACATTTCAAATACAAAAAACCCTTTTTTACCAACTATTTTTTGTCTACGAATTTTTTTACTATGAAATTCGCAAGTTGGATTTTGAGGATCTGTTTGTCCAAATGGTCTATGATAAACTAAAATATTATCAAGTTTGTTATTCCATAATGCACCATCTGCAATGTCAAAAACATCAGGACAAGGATAGTTCCCATCTGTTGCTTTTTGCATTTTAACCGGATGTGCAATTATCCAAAAGTAAACATTATTTGTTTGCGAAAATCTAGAAAATAAAGATAAAACCCATTCAAGATATTTATCCCTACCACCAAAATTTTGATAATTATTTGCTAACTGATTAAACGGATCAATATCAACGCCATCAACATTTTCCTTAACAATCAATTGCAAGAAAACTTCCATAATATACTGAGGAGTTGGTGTTACATTTTTAGGATAAACATAAAAAATGTGCTTACAAACAAAGTCGTATGTGTATTCGTAAATTTGTCTTGAAGGCCTATTTGGATTTGCAGGGGTACAATCGCAACCAAGTAAAATTTCTACAAAATCGTGATAGTATTCTTCTGGTGGATTATCTTCTGGTGAGAAGGTGGCAAACTTTTCTCCATATAACAAAATTCGCATTGCCTGATACCATTTTTTCCAAGAAGATTTTCCATAATTACCTATACCCGTTAACACAGTTATCTCTCCCTTTTTTGGCTTAAAAGCAAAGTCCATTTCTTTTACATTTATACCACTTACCGCGGCATAACCTTGCTCATACAAACCAAGTGCTTGCTCTTTTACATCAATTCCATAGATTACATCATTCAATCTTCCATCTTCGTCAATAACACCATTTTCTACTTTAACTTCTAACTTAGAAGTCTTATCAACTAAAATTTCTTTATCAAAAGATGCACTGCCAAACCTACCTTTATTTGTTCTATAAGCAGATGAAATAGCATTATCTGATTCTCTTTTTGTAAACTCTGAATTACTTAAAAATTCATTGTTAATCATAGAATTAGCCGTCAATTCATCAATACCATATCGACAACAAGCCGATGCTAGTTTAAAAATAAAGTTGTTTCTTTCGCCGGTTACAAATGCCTCGTTCTTGTTAGATAACCATGTTAAAAGTTTCTTAAAAATTTTGTCATCATCATCGGTTTTTTCATAAATTACAATCTTTTCGGTCTTTTTTATAGTTTTAAAAACCTCTGCTTTTTCGTTAATGTAAATATCAGGATCGTAGCTTTCATAACAAACCCTGCTTGGGTTAATACCGCTTTTGTCAACATCTGGAAATATATCCTGCAAGGCCTGAAAGTGTTCTCTATGCTTACTGCCGTCTGCAATTTTAATCAAGGCCTTTAACCCATTACCCGAAGGGCTAACCCAACAAGCGTAAACGAATTTATTGCTAATAATCTCGGTTTGGCGATCTCTTAGTTCAAAAATGTTGTCAAAATCCAAGACTATGTACCCGCTATGTAGAATTAGGTCAGAATCCTTCCTTTCTGCACCAAATTTTCCAGAAAAACACACAGATGGCAAATTCTTCTTTAAATTGGCAGATTTTTCTTTATCGATAGTATTCCTTATCTCGGACACAGATAGGCGACTCTTGCCCTCCCTAATGCGGTTTAAACCATATTCTAGAGTTACATAGTTAGGCTCCTTTGAGTATATGTTCTTAAAAATCGTTATCATGAATTAAATTATTGTTCAGAAATTGTTTTGTAGTTTTTTCTAGCCTCTGCAAGTCCTTTTGGTAGTATTTCTTCATTTTTTAAAACCGGAGCTTGTATTGTTTTTCTAGCCGCGTCTATGACCCATCTTTTAATCGTCAAGTAATCAGACTTTGTTTTGTAGCCCTTTTCAATTTTGTAAGATGAAAGAAAATCATATACCCTAGCAATAAAATCAAAACCGTACTCTTGAAGTAGTTTTTCGTTTTCTTCTTCTAGCAAAGAAATGTTATCTCTGTATTTTATCTTTTTATTTACTTTACTTTTATTTACTTTACTTTGCGGCATTTCTGCTTCAGAAACTCCGTTAGTTACGGTATTATTGTTAACAAATTTACCGTTTATTCGTTGTTGTTTCTTACTATTATCCTTACTTTTACCTCTTTTTTCATACACTGGTTTCAATCTTTCGTCAAGTGATTCAGAGTGAATAAAGCCTTCATTTATGAATATCATCTCCAATTTGATGCAGTAATCAATCACATCCCGTATTTCTGTAGCAGAAACTCCGAAATCACCGGCCATTAATTCAAATTCTACCTCTGAATATTCAAAAACATTGCCATCTATACCGGTTAAATACTCTAAAATCATAGACCAAATAGCATAACCAATTATCCCATATTTTGTACGAATAGCTTTTACCTTTCTATGGTTTCGCATATCCCTATCGTGAGGAAAGTAATCACAGTAATTCTTTATTGGGCGAGCCATTAGAATTTATTTAATCGTTAATAAAATCGGTTTTCAAAGCATCATTAATCCTATTGATTTCAGGATTTGTAAAAAGAAGTTTACCCTGCATTTTGCGTGATAATTCCGATTCTGGTATTTTGGCATTTAATGAAAGCCAACGCTGCGTCCTACCATCTAATGCATGCTTTATTTTTTCATGCAATGGCTGTTTTAATTCTTCCATAAATATATTTTTTTGCCAAAAGTAACCATAAAAATTAAAATTCCAAATATTTTTAATAATTTTTTAAAATAATTTTGTGTATTAATTTATTTAATTTAATTTTGATTTATGGAAAACAAAGAATTAATCTATGAATTAGCCAAAAAACTTGATATGGTAATAGAGGTACACAAGAAGGGGATATATCAAGGGAAATATAGATTTATAGGCAATAAATTACATAAACTAAAAGAAAAACCAGAAAATGTCCCACAAAGAACAAGCGGTAGAGATTTACACTAAGTTTTTTTTAAAACTTAAAAATATATCTTTTGAAGAAAGAATAGAAAAAGCAAAAATAGAATCAATTAAATATTCTGAAGATAAATTGAATAAATGCAAAGAACCAGAAAATTTTTCATACTGGGAATATGTAAAAGGTTATATTGAAAAAATAGATGTAAAATATAATAAACAAAATGAGAAACTCAACAATAATTGTAAAAAAGAAACGATGCATTAATTGCGGTAAAATTGATTACCATTTTTCAAAAAAAATGTGTAAGCAATGCGCTACAATACACAGCACACAAAGAAGAATGGATGCACATGAAGAAGAAGATTTTGAAAGTTTTAAAAATTTAACTGAAGATCTTGATCATGTATTTAGTCAATATATTAGATGCAAATATGCAGATAAAGAAGGAATGGTTGAGTGTTTTACTTCAGGTAAAAAATATCATTGGACTAAAATTCAAAATGGGCATTTTATTCCAAGAGCAAATTTAGGAACCAGATGGCTAGAACAAAACTGCCGCCCACAATCTGAAAATGATAATGTCTTTTTATCAGGCAATTTGGAGGTATATGCTAGAAGATTAGACGAAGAAAGAGCTGGCACGGTTGAATATCTACAAGAGCTGGCTAGGCAGGTTGCAAAACCAACAAAAGATGAATTAAAAAGCCTAATTATTGAATATAGGGCTAAATTAGACTTGGTTAAAAAGAAATTTGTAAAAATAATTTAAAAAACACATAATTTTACATAGTTCCGTGTTTTTTTTGGTTAGATTTTAGTTGAAGCCCCTGTTATTTTTAACGGGGGTTTTTTGTAGTTTTAGTCTTAATTTTGAGATATGAGATACAATATCCCTGAAGAATATAAACCTTTTATAACATCAGTAAAAAGACAGTGTAAGAAATATGGGATAGAATTAATTTTATCGCCATCAAAGCGCGTAGTGCTAACAGATGATTATTTACAAGAATGTAGTGGGTATTTTTGTGATACAGACAAAGCTCTTGTGGTTGCTTGTGGAAAACCTTTTGAAGAATGGTTTGAAATACTTATCCATGAATTTTCGCACATGGAACAATGGAAATCTGATGAAAGGTGGAATGTATGGAATGATAATACAGGTAAAACATGGGATTGGTTAGCAGGTAATATTATGCTTAATAAAACACAAGTGCTTAACATGCTTGACTCTATGGTTGAGTTAGAAAAAGATTGTGAAATGAGGGCTATTGAAAAAATAAAGAAATGGGGACTGCCGGTTAATTTAACTAGATATGTAAAAAAAGCAAATGTTTATTTATACAGCTATCACATGATGCCTATTCTTAAAAGGTTTCCTACTGGGATATATAGTGATAAAACTTTAATAGAAATGGCTCCCAAAAGTTTTAAAAAAACATATAGAAATGTTCCTAAAGATATGTCTGAATATATAATATTAAATTATTCTAAAAAATAATTATAAAATTTTAT